AATTAAGGCAGTTGTGTAAGCATCCCATCTAAAGGTTGCTAACGATTCTGGTGGAAGGTTACGTACCATCTCACCTAATTGAATAAGTTTAGTTAAATCCGTATCTCTAGACAAAGCTTGCAATCCGGTAACAATTTCAACAGAAAGTTTACCATCATCAGCAAATTCTTCTGCTAATTGTGGATCAATTAAACCTTCGTCAATCATAACAAAGACCGCTCGTTTAACAATAGGGACCATCATTTCTCTAGCAATAGAAGAGAAAGCTCCTCCAAGGATAGTTTCTAATTCTGATCCAATCATTCGGACTGCTGTAGCGGTAACTCGATCACCTGAAGGGATAGCACCGGCTGACATTAAGAAAGCTACAGAAACTTCTCGTCGCATAGCTTCAACAGCGGATGAAATAGAATTAATTTGTGGTGTCAAAGTGTCTGACGGAGACAAAGTAAACACATCTTCTCGTCGCGCTGAGATATATGATCCGTTATCTCTACCAGCAACGTCTTCAACGTTTGTAACTCCTGCTGGATTAACCCCAATCCAAAATGCACTGGCAGCAGCCATACCTTCAAGCATTGCTTGAGTGTATGCTTCAAGAGTTTGAATGTCACCAAAGATTTCTTCACAGTGTGATCGACCATAGTTTTCTCCGGGGATTCCAATCCATCTAAGGCAAGCGTAAGGAAGAACCTTGTATTTACCTGAGGAAATAAAATCACCTTCTTCGTTTTCACGTAAAACATCCCATTCTTTTTCAACTTCGTTATAAGTAAGTCTTACGTAAACTGTATCGTAACCTTTTCTGTTGTTTGAATCGGTAACGCCATAGTTTTCTAAAGCAGGCTCATCAGAACTATTAGCTGTAAATTCTAAATGAATAATTTCAATAGGTGAGCCTACAATATCACGACGAATAACGTAATGATCTTGTCGAATTAAACGATAATTAAAATCGTCTTCCATAACAAGAATACAATCGCCTGTAATAATTAAATGCTGCAAAGCAGAGAAAATAGTTTCTCTAAAATTCTTTCCTACGATTTTAGTATAGACCTGCATAGATAATGTTTGTAAATAAGCTTGTAATCTTTGATCTAAATTAATACCTGACTCAGGTTCAAACTGAAAGAAAGGTAAATCATTTAAAGGAATTAAAGCACTAAGCATTCTAGAGGCAAGGTTAGTCACTCCACGGCTTGGCATTGAAGTAGACGGCTGAATTAAAGCATCTCTCTCCGTCCAAGTTTCAGGGGGAAGAACTGATGGGATAGTTAAGGCAGAACATGCTCTAGCACGATCAAGTTTACTTGTTCTATCTGTATCTAAAGTTCTAAACCGTTCGTAGATACTTCCTTCTGGTGGGATAATTGACATTAAATTGGCCTCCCCGGAACTGATCCGCTGCTGCCACCCATAGCAGTACCAGCATTGTTAGGATCATTTCCTGTTAAACCTCCGCCAGTAGCGGGATTATCTGGAACAGGAGTTGCTGTATAATTAGTTAAAGCATCTAAAAGAGAAGAAGTAAAGTCTAAGTTAATCTGACCGCTTTCTTCTGCTTCTTCCTGTTCTTCAATTTCACCGGATAGAATACCTTCCATTCCTTCTTGAATAGCTCGTTCCATCATAGCAATTTGAGTTTCATTTTCTCGTTGCGATAAAGCAAATGCGTCTCGTTCTCTTTGGTATTCTTGCATTTGGTCAAACTGTTGTGCTTGCATTTCCTGTGCTTGCGCTGCGGCTTCATTCTGAGCAGCAATAATAGCAGCAGTATTAACGGGTTCTGGTGCATCTACGCCGCCGTAATAAGGCCCAAATAAATAACCGTTTAATTTTCCGGGTGCGATAATATAATTTGTCATTGTGGTCTACCTCCTCCAAAACCTGAGAACCTAGCTAAAGGATCTTTTTCTTTTGGTAATAAGCTTTGTTTTCCTTTAGAAAAGGTTTCCCCTAATCGTTTTAAGGATTCTTGTAATGCCTTTTGTTTTTGTCCAGCAACATATTTCTGTTCTTTAGACGCTGCAAAGGCTTGATCAGCGGTTCCAAATCCTAAATTAGCAGCAGCTAAAGTAGCTCCGATTGAATCATAGGCAGTTGAATATAATCCTCCATAAGTAGAAGCAGTTAAAGAAGCTAATTCATTATAGATTTGTTCTTGTTGCGCTTCGCTCATACCCGGAATAGTATACATATCAATTTGACCATGACCATATGTATAGTCTTGATTAGTAGTAAACCCCACCAAAGAATTAAAAGCGTCGGTATAACCTTGCGAACTAAAAGCAGAAGCTCCTTGACTTAAAATATCTTGCAGATCTTCTTCTGTAATAGTACCGCCTGACTGTGAGTTATTTATAACACTGTCGTAGTTACCTACGTTGTATCCAAATATAGGATTGCCTGTTTCGTTTTCTTGCCCAATTTGCGTTATCTGTTGATCGCTGTTATTCCACCAATCCATAAAACGACTATACTCTTCGTTAGCTCTGGCTTCGCCTTCTCCCTCAACTCTATTTCTAAAATAGGCTTTAGCTTCGTTGAAAGCTTCTGTGCTAGGTGTACCAAGATAAGCCGTAGGATCTTCTGATTGGTATTGGTTTCTTGAAATTGTTTTACCTGTTAAAGGATCAACATAAGAAACTGTTGGCCCCATATTTATGCTTCCTACTTCTAAGCTAGAAGCTGCGGCTTGTCTAGATGTTTTTATTTGCTCGTATCTTTGTGTTAAATCACCAATTGTTCTAATTTTTTTATTAGAGGGTTTTTCTAATAAACGAGAGGCTTCTTCGATGCTGCCTACAATAGAAGTTAATTCTTTTTCTGTAGCTTGAAGGTAATCATTTTTAACTTCAAGTCCTCTTATAGTACCATAAAAATCTTTAGTAATAGATTCTACTGCTGGAGCAAGACCTTTATAAAACTCACCTTGGATATTGTATTGATGTTGTAAACCCGGATTAACAGAGTCACCGGCAATTACCGTTTGACTTCCCCATTGGTTTTGTCGCCCTCGGTGTACAGAAGTGTAAACTCTATCAGCAATATCTTCAAGTCGGTATTCTGCTCGGCCTGTTTCTTGCATTGTATCTAAATCAAATTCTTCTAATGATTCTGTTAAATCTGCACCCATGATTACCTCCTGCTCTGTTCTGCGCTAATAGATTTTAATTTAACAATAAGTTCTTGCTGACCTGCTCTATGAGCTAGGTTCAGATTTAGGTGAGGATCCTTTACGTCCTCTAAGCTTGGGTTCAGGGGAGGGTACAACTTCTCCAGTATCTCCACAAGCTTGGGATCGACATAAGGAAATTTCATTTTCTAACTCCTCTACTTTTTTAAGTAAATGGATAAAAAGACTGCGTACTTCTCCCGTTGAGAGAGGCACCCCTGATCCGCTTAATCGTAATCGCCTGATTACCTGTTCAATATTGTGCATAGTGTTCTCCTAATTATCTACTGTGTCTACGATTTCACATTGACCGCCGACACAAGCAAATGTTTGACTAGATTTCGTGTTGTCTTCTTTTTCATATTCAGATAATTTATCCCACCTAAGAATCGGCATTTTATCACATGCCGTTTTGTAGGTGACTTCATTGACAGGCTGGAAGGGAGCTTGCTTGTATACATGCTCTGTCCGAGGCAAGAATGAGATGCCCTGAATATCGTTAAAGTTTTTATATACCCAGTCACCGATCTCCATGAACTCATCATCAGAGTATTCGATTGTGACTGAGGGGTTGTGATCTGTCCAGCACTGTTTGTATACCATCCACAGTTCGAGGTGACGCATGGCCGAGACATCCGTTCTCGTGACCGCTGAATCTGGCGCACCGATTGGGAAAGAAAAGATGATAGTGGAGTCTGGGTTGAGAGCGCACGGTTCGTTGGGTACGCCCTGATCCATCATAAGCTTGCACAGTGGATCCTTAGCGTCCATCCTAACGCGCCTGATGTAGTGCTTGGCATACCGAGGGTGGATACCTGAGGCACTGTCTACAAGACACGACACCGTACCCGATGGCTTGACTGTAGTAATTGCCACCGATGGGTTGATACCAATTCTATTAGCCCAATCCGCATTAACTTCATGAGTTAACTGTCGCCATCTCTTGAGTCTCTGTCGAAGCTGACCCATAGAAATCTTTCCATAAGTAATACTGTTATCCCAGATACCTGTCAAGGAAACTCCAAGGAGTCTTTCTTCTTCGCTGTTCTTCTTCCATTCCTCGCTGAGGTAGGGGAGATGAGTCAACGCTGACTGGCACGTACCGAGAATGGTAGCTTGCTCAATCTTCAATTCAATATCACATGTAGAATCTTCTGCTCGGATGACCACCTCTGTAAGGTTACAGAACTG